CCAGTACTTCCTCGGTAACGGACTTCACACGCTCGGCCTGCTCGGATGGATCCTGTCGCAGACCGGACGTGCTGATGTCTGGGTCAGCACTTTCTCTACGTCGGATGCTTTCTGCTCCGGCTTCCTCAATCTGAGGAAGAAAGGACTTATTGAAAAAGCATCACTTGTAGCTGACCTAAAAGCTTCGAGAAAGACAATGCAGCTGGCCAAGCTGATGAGCAGCTGCTTCGATAATGTCTATCTTGCGCAGAACCACTCGAAGATAGTACTGGTACAAAATGAACGTTGGACGGTATCAGTCATATCATCGCAGAACCAGACTTATGGCGACCGTGCTGAGTGTACCATGGTAACGACATCACAGCAGGCTTTCCTGGATCTCTACACGGGACTTGACCATATCATTAAAAAATCAGTTGACCTCAATGGATTATTCGAAAGAGTTGCTTCAAAAGATAGAGGAAGAGGCGAGGCGCATGATGACTCCGGCGGAGATTTCCGCCCTTTTGGGTATTGATGAGACGGAACTGACCGATGATATCAATACGCTCGGCCATCCTGCGCGGAGTGCCTTTTTTCATGGTGTGGCCATAACAGCAAGGGAAATCCGCGAGGACATCCGGGACGCTGCGCGTGCCGGCTCGCCGTTCTCGGTATCAGAATGCCTCAGTATGATAGAAAGACAACTTTCCTCAGTGACAATGATATAAATATGAGCTTACCTGTCAACATAGATGAATACTCGCGTCTGGTCGTCCTCGACGATAACGAACTTCAGGCGCGGAATGTGGCCGTTTCCGTCCGGGAACGGCTGCAGCGGCTTCGTGGCATCTACGCCTACTGGCTGCAGTTCCCGTCGAAGTTCGATAAAGAGATAGTGGATTACGACATGAAGAAGTTCAAGGTCGGCAGGGCTCAGGCCTACGATGACCTACATCTCACCCAGATACTCATGGGAAATCTGCAACAGGCATCCAAGGAATTCATGCGCTGGAAAATCAACCGAGACCTTGAAGAAGATCTCATATTGGCACGGGCGAGAAATGACATGCGCGCCGTGGCCTCGATAGAGAAGAACCGCATCATGAATAACCGCACTGACAAGGATGATGAGCCGGAGCTGGAGTTTGATAAGATTGTGCCGCAGCAGTTCGAGATGACCGATGATCCGACGGTTATCGGCATACAGAAGGTTCCCGGTCTGCGCGACCGCATCCGGAAGTTGGAGAAGAAATATGGCGACACGAAGATTGAGGATGCAGATTATGAGGAGATAAAGGAAGAGCACGATGGAAACGGAACAGGTACATAGGGAATATTTCAACGACCCGCAGCTCTACTCCCTTACCATGAACACACGCGACGAAGTGATTGTCGCTGGGCGTGGTATGGGTAAGGGAGCTATACAGGCGGGCCGTCTGATGTCCTGCTTTCAGGGCATGCCGGGGTCGATGGGCGGTTTCGTCTCGCCGTCGGTCAAGCGGTGCCTGACCAACATCCTGCCCTCTATGCTCATCCACTTGGAGCGATGGGGATTCAAGCGCGACCTCCACTATGTCGTCGGCAAACGCCCTTGGAAGGCCTTGCACTGGAAATCGCCAATCTTCACACCGGCCAACTGGGAGAATACTATCTCGTTTTATAACGGCTCGGTGTGTAACATCATCAGTCAGGACCGTGCCGGCACCAGCAACTCGATGTCGCTCGACTACATCATCATCGACGAAGCGAAGTTCATCAACTTCGAGCAACTGAAGGATGAGACCTTTCAAGCCAATAGAGGCAACGAGCAGTACTTCCACAACTTCCCGCTACACCATGGCATGACCATCACCTCGGATATGCCGGTGACGAAGAAGGGCAGCTGGTTCCTCTCCTACAAGGATGACATGGACAAGGATCTCGTGGAAGCCATCGAGGGACTGGTCTATGCCAAGTGGCGGGCCAAGCGCCAGCAGAAAGCGATGCCATCGCAGGCGGATGCCATCCAGCAGAAGATAGACCGCATCGACGCGAAACTCAGCTTCCTGCGGTCGAAGTGCCTTCTCTATAAGGAGTACACCAGTATCCAGAACCTTGCCCTCTTGGGTGAAGAGTTTATCCGCCGTGCCAAGCGCGACCTGCCGCCGCTGACCTTCGCCACGTCCATCATGTGCAAGCGCATCGAGATAAGTACGGACGGCTTCTACGGCGGCATGAGAGAGGATGTCAACCTCTACACCGCGCCGAATGAGAATGTGCTAAATCTCGAAGCTCTCAATGACGGTGCCATCCCCAACGACTGCCGTCAGGATAGCGACCTCGACGCTCAGTTGCCGCTCAACATCGCCTTTGATGCCAATGCGAACATCAACTGGCTGGTCTGTGGCCAGGTGGGCAAGGATGGCAAGCTCCGTGTCCTGAAGTCCTTCTTCGTGAAGTACAAGCGGAAGATCCCGGAACTGCTTGATGATTTCAACGACTATTACCGCTATCACCGTCGCCGGCAGGTTGTCTTCTATTATGATGCCACCTTCGTGGGCAACAGCTATGGTACGCACTCCGAGGCCTTCTATCGCATGATCATCACGGGACTGCGTCGCAAGGGGTGGAACGTGAAGTCCAAGTATATCGGTAAGCCGATGAACCACATCTTGAAGAATGACCTTATCAACCGCATGTTCCGTGGCCGTGCCCGCCACTTGGTGCTCATCAACAGGGACAATAATCCTGATTTGCTCATCTCCATCACCTCGGCCGGTGTCAAGAATGGCCAGAAAGATAAGAGCGGTGAAAAACTTGCGGAGACCGAAGAGGACAAGCTGGAGAGCCGTACCGACGGCTCCGACGCGTTTGACACGCTGTGCATCGGGGTAGAGCGGTTCCCAGTCATGCAGTATCGCAGTGTGTCCACCAATGGATATTCGAAATAGCAACCACTTTCTTTTGCCATTATATAATGTAAGGGGCGTTCCTGATGATGGGAGCGTCCTTTTTTTTCTTGTTTTTGTCGCTGCAGCATCTTCACGAGGCTTGATAGTCTTAGGTAGGATGCGACCGCATACTGACTCGTATGTATTCTGTGAACCTCATAGTTGTCATTTATCGGTACTCTTGTTGTCCATAGCTGTTACCGCAATATACTTGAATGGCATCATTGTTTGTGCCATCGCATAGCTGCTGCCGTGGCCTCTGCTCTATTATTCGATTGCCGTTTCTCGATGAGTAGTCTCTTAACCGTCCTGCCGTAAACTTCTGCCTTGATGTTCTGATTATTTTGTAAGCTCATACGGATGCGCTTCAACCATTTGTCTGGTGGGTGCTGCTGAAAGTTGTGGCATGTTGTCATAATGAAATTTTCCGGGCATTGTCGGACTTTGAATTTTTCCTTTGCAAAGTTAGCGCAATCCCGGCCTCTGCAAGTTCAAGCCTACGGTTGTCTCGTAAAATTTTTCAGAAAGTTGGGGCAGGTTTGCCTAATCCAACTTTCCAAGTCTGAAGATGAAAAATTTTACGGCCAAAACTGGCATCTAAGGCCTTTCCAATTGCTGCTCCTTTTATGCACGTAAAAATTAATAAAAGTCCAACAATTAAAAATTTCAACATCATGACAACATCAACTTTCACACAGCAGCACCTCACCGCCAATGGTTTCACAAAGCGCAACCGCAAGAGCCATCTCTTCTCTCAGAACCTCTATCAGGTAGAAGTCAACGGCGAGGACGGAGACTACATCACATTCGAGGTAACGGCTGACTCTTGTGCAGAGGCCACGGCAGCAGCTGAGCGCATGGCAATGGATGTGATGGTTGACATTCAGTATATCACGGTAACAGCTTTGGATTAATCAACAAGAACGTTTCACAATTTAAATTATACAACTATGAGGTTCACAGAACACAACGAGATCGTAATGGAGAAGTTCGCATCAATGATTATCGAGCGCATCGAAAAGATGCAGGCAAGCGACTGGAAACAGGGCTGGATCGGCCGCACTATCGGGGGAAGCCCCGTAAACATCGAGGGCAACAGATATCAGGGTTGCAACGTTTTCTGGCTGATGATGGACTGCGCACTGAACAACTGGGAGCATCCTATCTACTGTACCCTCAAGCAGGCCAACCGCCTCGGTGCCCATGTCAACAAAGGCTCTAAGTCCTTGCCTGTCATCTTCTGGGATTATTCCATCACCACTCCTGCCGGCAAGCGTATCTCTCTTGACACCTACCATAAGATGAGTAAGGATGAGCAGGAGAAGTGTACGAAGTTCCCTTTCCTGAAGAGCTACAGTGTCTTCAATGTGGCACAGACAAACTTAGAGGAGAAACAGCCTGATAAGGTCAATGCCCTGAAGGAGGGCTTCGGCTGTGAGATTGCTAAGGACTCACAGGGTATGTATGCCAACGCAGCCCTTGACAGAATGATAGAGGAACAGTCCTGGGTGTGCCCGATACAGGCCACGAAGGATGCCGACGGTGCGTTCTACTCTCCGACACGTGATATGATAATAGTCCCTCGTAAGGAGCAGTTCAAGCGCGGGGCTTCCGCCGAGGAGATATACAAGGACGGACAGGAGTTCTACTCATCCATGCTCCACGAGATGATACACTCCACTGGCACAGCCAGCCGTCTCAATCGCGAGAAAGGAAAGAGGTTCGGCGATACGCTCTACGCCAAAGAGGAACTGGTCGCTGAGCTTGGTGCGGCACGTGTTGGGCAGGTGCTTGGGTTCGATAAGCGTATCATCAACAACAACGCGGCTTATTGTAAAGGTTGGGTCAATGCCTTGCGTGAGCAGCCTAAGTATGTGCTCTCGCTCATGACCGACGTGGAGAAGGCCAGCAGGATGATACTGGACAAGCTCGCCTGATGCTTGGTACGGCTGATAACTCCTTCCCGAGGCTTACGGGCTTCGGGGATTTTGTTTGTGAACTTCGAGAAGGCACGTACCCCCAGTGCTACAGTCTGCCTTCAGCTTACGTTACGTGGACCGCATGGCTGGTTCACTGCACGACGCACCAGGCAGACAGTAACACTGGGGAGATAGGAAGGGACAGTGGCGGCACATGCCATGCACTGGGCATCGCTGTCCTTGCAGGGCGATGTCGTTTATGGCCAGTGCCGCTTCTTGCGTTCAGTTGCCACGCAGGCTAACCCACCAACATACAGTGTGCCGGTGGCAGGCCAATGGCACACCGTATGGCAGTGGAGATAGGTTTGGACATTCATTGGTAGCGCTGAACCGATGATGCTCATCCGTCCGGCGCATACCGCGGATGGCAATTGCCATACCTCTTGCAGCGACAAAAGAGTTAATTGCCGACGTTGCAGAGTTGAAAGGTCTTTACATATTCCGCTATATCAAAGGGAGGCAATTGCCAAGGCTGCTTAGGGCGGTGGGGGCTGCTAAGGCAGGCTTCAGCGGCTTTCGCCGCTCGCAAACCGCCAAATCGTTGATATTGGGCGGTTTGTTTTTTGGGGTAGTGGAATATTCGCGCAAAATCACCCAAATTGCCGTCTGAAAACGGTAACTTGGGACCCCTTTTGCGCGAAAAACGCCCACTTGCCAAGGTGTTGACATCGTTTTAGTGGGCAGAGCGGTCAAATCCTGCATTTCGGATTGGGCTAAAATTGCCTGATTTGGGGATTTCCTTATTCTTTACAAGATATTCCTTTCAGCAGAGACCACTGAGCCAACCTTTGGTATGTATTTTCTGCCATACATTATATAAACTATCTTTGCGGAAAAAGAACAGAGAATGGCAGACACACTCACACCGACTGAAGCACTACAGCAGCTGCGGACGCTATTTGAGGGCATACGTGATGAGCGTCACACGTATGCCAACACCGCCACGAGAATAGGTAATGCCTTCCTCGCGCTGCTGTCGTATATCGCTGGTGCGCCATTCCTGCGCAAGGATACCGCCGACACTGCCGCCGGACTGCTTACGCTGCTCATGGGCTGCGTAATCGGCGAGAGCAAGCAAATAAGGCTCAACCCGGACGGTTCCATCGTCTGTGGCTCCATCCGCGTCGATGGCTCTGCCATCTTCAACGAACTGGTGTTCAACCACCAGAACGTGCTGGAGGGCGACACCTACTTCACGGATAAAGGCATCATCGAGAAGGTAGAGCACACCGACATCGGGCAGTACACCTTGACCTTCCGAAAGGAGTATGATGCCGACCATCATACCTTTCACGTCAACGACATACTTCTTAGTAAGGTTAACCGTCTCGACACGGGAAAGACCTATTACTCGTTCTGGTTGCGTGTCGATAAGGTAGATACGGAGGCCAACACCGCCGTCTGCTCGCTCTACGGCGACAGCGATGTGCCAGGCGGTAAGAACTACGCCCCCGTGCCCACAGCGCGCGTCATCCGTTGGGGCAATACGGTGGACACCTCACGGCAGAGTGTGTGGTTCGTCTCCTCCAACGATGGTCGATGGCTCTTCCTGCAAGGCGTGGACAAGCCCATCATCGAGGACTCGGAACATGGCTCGAACTACGCCGCTTTCGTCGGTCTGCCACCCGACATACAGGCCGTCCACGACCTGCTGCAGAAAGGCATCATCTCCAAGGACCAGCCCTGCCTCTATGCCAAGACCTTATTGGCCGAGAACATCATCCAGCTGGACTACCTCGGCAAGCCCATATACCAAGCCCGCGACTGTGGGCAGTGGAACGCCTCGAGACGGTACATCCGAGGCTGGGACGACACCGCCAAAGGCTACTACAAGGACCGCGTGTGGTGGAAAGGGTGCTACTGGGAGTGCGCCGTGGATGAGTGCTCAGGCAGCGAGCCAAGATACGGCAATACGAGCTGGACCTGCCTTCTCGGCGGCTCGAATATGAGCATCAGCATCAACAGCTCTGCCGGCAACTGGTTCCGTGCCGGTACGGACTGGACAACGACGCTGGCAGCCACCGTATGGAACGCAGAGATGCAGCTGCAGGAAGAGGATCTCACCGGATGCACGGTGAGCTGGCTTCGCGAGAGCGACGATGCCGATGGCGACACAGCGTGGAACGCCAGCCACCAGAGCTACCATAGTCTGAGCCTGAACGTAGACTCGAGAGTGGATCTGCCGTCGGTATGGGAAGCAGGCAGTCAGGTAGGATACAAAGTGGTAGTGGTCTTTCCCGACGGTAGCAGCTATGACCAGGATTATACAATAGTGATATAATAAGGACACGATATGAAGATGAAGATAACCGGCGGGCGGGTACTGCACCCAACGCTGAGCTTTGCCTTCTCCATG